GTGTTTGTTTCCATATGCAACATCATATATTATACTCCCTAATGTTGTAGTGTTTTACGAGCACAAAGTTACTGAGCGGTACACTACCACCACACAGCCGACGTCTAGAGTCCGTAGTCTGACTTAAGAATCACACGAGAAGCCAAACAGTCAATAGCATCGCCGAAGCGAGCCGAACTGGTTGACAAGAGAAGCTCGTGATAATCCGAAAGTTCAAGACGAGAGTCTAGAGAAATGTATCGAGTGATTAACTCGCCATCAGTGATATAAGGCGTCTTCAGGACCTCATAATCTTTGAGTTCCATGGAAAAGTAGTTCTTATAGACTGGTGCGCTAGGTGCGTTGAACCTGTCTCTAAGAACTGCGTGAAAGGAATGATTACCCATGTGGCAAAAGCCTTTCACGACGCCAGAGTTAAACTGTTCTGTCCTGCGTTCAAAATCAGCATAACTCTTGTGGTCAAAATGGCCGTCCTTCTGACCGAGTGATCTCAGGACAACTCCTAAGTTCAACACGGGGTAAAGGAGGCCATCTTCAGCCATGCAAGGTGAATGCTTCAAAAACTGGAGATTGTGGTACGTCTGACAAATTTCAAACGTGACAGAAAATCCAGCGAACGCAGCACCAGTTTCCAAAACGGCTTGAATCTCCCTGTCTGATGAATCATCATCAAGGCAGGACAAGACCGAGTTCATAGACAACCCAATAAGAGAGGTTGCTATGTTAGCCAGGAAAGTGGTGAGAACAGTACCGGAAGACACTGTGTGGAACAAAGGTTCAACAGCAATTATCTTACGGTAGTCACGATCTCGCAAAATGCATGTCTTCTTGCATTGAGCGATAACTGCGGCTGCTAGCTCCTCCATACCTTCAGAGGAAAGAGCCTCTTTAGCGATCATGAACACAGGATCGCCAATAGAGCAGTCGCATTTTGAAATATCCCCGTTAGTCATTACACGCCTGCCGCCAGGAAGCGTGAATGCAAAGCAAAAATCGTCAGAAAATAAGTAAAGGACGGTTTTGTCACCATAAACGAGGTCACGAAACACCTGCATAAGAGCAGGAGTTGATGGGCATGGTACAAAGACCAGAACGATTCCATTAACCTCAATGGGTTCAATAAAAGCTTTCTTCGCATACTCCAGGAGGAAACCGCCTAGAATACTACCGCATACCCCAAAATCACCAATCACACGCGGATATTTACCAGGCTTAGCAAACTCAGGAATTTTAAGTTTAAAGGTGACGCAGATGCAATAAGCTTCATAATCTTCCAATAATCCTTCGTTCTTGAGTTGCTCGTACGCTCGTATCCTAAGCAAGCGCTTAGGATGTGGACGATAAACGTACTCACGTAGCAAAGTCTGGATGTCACAGTCAGGGGCAAGCTTCTCAATCCTGCTCTTGACTGCATCCAACCACTCTGCATAGCCATCGATAATGTGAACATACTCTTGGCTCCCTCTAAGCCAATCATCGTAGTCACGA